TGCCACTCATTTTCGTGGCTGCTCATGGTAAATTCTTCGCTCTTTCGATCAGGCATGGGAAGTTCAAAGGAAATTTTGAGCTTCTCGATAGTGAACTGGACAAGAGCCTTGTTGTCCTCGATCCAGAACCCGAACCCACTGGCCCCATATCGCTGAAGAGTCCGTTCGATTTCGTTTCGGGACTTCTCGGATGAGACTTTGGTGTTGGAAGCATAACGGGCCATTTAGAGGTCCAGGTTTCTCAAAAGGGTTTCGTTCTGCACTCCGACCAAGCGCAGCTTCTGAATGGTCGTCACCAACTCAACGGCCAAGGGGCTCTTGCCACTTACGGGTACAGTAGCTGCCACGACGGGGACTTTGTCGTCTTCAATTTCAGGATTGCGCTCTCTCGTGACAGACGCCAACCTCATCTGCAAAGCCTCGGACTGTTTTTCCAGCTCCTCGGCAACGGTGAATAAGTGCTTGACGCAGAGTTCAACAGAACCCGCTTGTACTGCCTTTGAAATGTCTCCTTCACTCAGTCCCATTCCCTACCCCCTTTCTAGCTTACCGACTAACATTCCCATTGAACGGTTTTAGCGTTATTCGGGGAGCCGCCAGACTCTCACCCCCGACGACTCCCCTACCTGTGAAGTCCCGGACACACGGTCTGCGTGAACATGAACCGTGAGTAGACTTCCCACCGGGGATACTAGCACAGACGGGTGTGTATGTCGTTAAAAGAATTTAAGAGGGAGGCCATGGCGGGAATTGAACCCGCGTTTCCAGATTGAGCGTCGGGCGACTTGTGCCAGTTAGTCGAGGACCCCCCATTGGGCGCTGTCAATTATAATTGACAGCTAGGGCGATGTTCTCAAACCACTGACGAATTTCCCAACGACCTCATCCACCTGTGGCCCGTTCTCTCGAATAATGAAAGTGAGCGTGGTGGTTGTTCTAGGTTTACCCGGAACATCAGGTGTCGGTTCCAGCCAGATGAGCTCAAGTTCATCCGAGAACGCGCTTTCACCACCACTCCCGTTCAACGCTGTAATCCGATAGAACGTGCTCTGATCGAACACGACCGGACCTGGATCGGTCCAGGTTATACAGTCGGGCGTACAAACGGTGAGCGGAGTGTGGGAAACCGTCGCTACCTTGGTGAAGGCGACGCAGTTTGCTGGACTCGGATTCGGGTCCGTGCATGAGGTAGAGGAACTGTAGGCCCCATACTCTACTGTCACCCCATCTGTGTTCGCGTCCCAAAAGAGCGGAGCGGGAAATTGAATCTGTTGCCCTTGTCCAAACGCTGGACAGCTTATAAAGAAAAGCAGAAGGAATAGCTTCCTCATACGGTCCCTCCTGGGCCAGCTGGTCGCGTGGAACCCGCCGTTCCGGTGGTCGGGGGAGCTGGCGGTTGCAGTTCTTTCTTGATCAGCTGAATGAGACCGATAATCGCAGCACCAGCTGTACCGATCCCAAGCCACAGTTCAGGGGATAGAAAGATCCCGGCTGCCGTGAGGATGGTCGCAATGCCTTGGTAGCTGCTTGGCTCCTTCAGCCTGGCTGCGATCCATTTAAAAAGTCCCTCCATGATTTACCTCCTTTTTGGTGGTTAATCTTTGTCTGGTTCTATTTTCTGACGCTCGTCAAGGGGTCTACCCAATTTCTCAAGGGGAACTGAGGACCGCTGCCTCACCCAAAGGTTCGTCGCAAAAGTTCTGTCCCGGATCCGGACCAGTATCTTTTCGGAGATCTCCGCGATATGTCCGTTGAAATCGCCTCCAAGCAGCGCCAGCAACAGCCCCATGTTCGATGCAGCCCACTCTGCGCACTCTGAGGGTAGCACGTTGGCCCTCATCCATTGGTGCAAGATGCAGATGGCCCGATCCTTGTTCTCCAGGTCCCTCGCCACGCCATCCAGGATTTTAAGGGATTCTTCCATGTGGGGACTCGATTCTTTGAGAGCCTTGGCAGTCCTATCTGCCTTCTCTTTACCTCCTCCAGTGGCCCCGGTCCAGATCTGTTCGGCAAGGCTTGTCACGATCTCCACATCTGTTTTCTTTTCGTTAAAGGTCGTGTAAGAGACCACGCCGGCCAGCAGCCAAGCCAAAAAATCAATGGCCGATTCGTAATCTTCCTTGTAGAGCCGGTTGGTGATGAAGAACAGCTGGATTCCGTACCTCTCCGTCTTCCACTCTCGGTGAAGGACCATGAACCTTTCCATGGCTTCAAGGCCCAACTCCAGCGACTTGGGCTCCGCGCACAGGATCACGCTCCGGTCCCCAATCATTCGCTGGATAGTTTCTTCCGGAATCGGCCCCCCCGCTGCCGTACTCATGATCGAGGCCAGGACCTTCGTGGATACGTCTTTTTTGGGAAGGGCGATCACTGGCGGGAGTCCTGAGACACGGAAGGACTTGGGCGGGTGAAGCATCAATCTGGATAATGCGCTTATGATCGCTGCGACAGGTAGAAAATCAACGATCAGAAGGAGCCAATGGTCCTTTGAATCCATGAGCGTGAACAGCTCATCCAGGTCGTCGCTTGGAAGGAGGTCTTTCAGGTTCATGGTACAGGCGTCTGTACTGAGGTAAACCAGCGAGAAGGATAGGAGTCAGGGAGCATCACCCTGTTTAGAGCAGCTGGCGATTCCCCTTCGGTTATTGCCAGCCATCCCCGCAAGCACCTGGTTGCTATTTCCATTATAACCCTTTTGCCTCGGCCCACTTCCTACCCATTTCAAAAATCTCTTCATCTGATGGTAAATCGTCAGCCGATTCCACTTTACCGAATATTTCGTGCTCACAGTCGAACAGTTTGTGGACCCGGATCATGGCTTCCGTTCCGTAGTAGCCACAGTAATACCCCAGGTTCCCTTTCTCGATGCGCTCCGCTTCCTCTCGGCTGTTGTCGAAATACTTCATGCTTCTTTCGATGAGAGCTTCCAGATATTCCTTGGCCTTGTCAGGATCGGTTATCTCCAGGGAAGGCTTGTAGCACTCGTCGGTCGTCATGGCTTTGGGTAAATTCATCCGACCTCCTTCTTCACCAATTCAATCTCAATCAGGTCAATCGCGGTCTCGATATACTTCAGAGTGAGTTTGTTCGGCCGAGCGACCTTGGCTCTGGCATAGCGAAAGAGAGTCGTGTGCGACGGTCCCTCCTCGCCCTGGACGCGGTGCATTTCCCGGCACATCCTCTCCCAACTCCATTTGGTTCTTTTGTGCAATTTCAGCAGCCTTTTAGTGATTTTCACCCGTATTCTCCCTGTATCTCCGGATTTCACCCGCTTTCACCAGAAAATATAACAATTATGTGATAACGAGGCTGGCAGCTAACATTCCCCTCTCCCCTTCGATTCAATCTGAATCCGGATCACTTCTTGCTGACACCTGGAGCAAGCGACGACAAGATGCTCACTGCCGTACTCAAAGCTGATGGATAGACCTTCGTAGTCGTGGCAGTGTGCATGAAGGTACAGAGGGCCAGCGTGTTTGTGATTGCAGCCAGGGGATTGACAGCCCCGGGCAGCTGCGTCCTCCAGATCTTCCAGGTAAGCGACTTTCACTCTTCCTCGTCTTCCTCCACGTCTTCAGCGTCCCCCCCATTGAAAGTGACGATCCCCCGCTCCAGATTCTCATTCAGCCGCTCGAGCTGGAGTATCTGTTCCACCATCAACTCATTCCTTGTCCCTCCACCACCTTTCTCCACCAAGAGATTCAATCTGTCTTTCAATGTCATTTTTTCCTCCAATGCCTATGGGTCAATTACTTCGAGCTTGTCCGGATCCCCCGACATTGGGCGACCCCACCCGTCATAGTACCCTTCCTTGGTGAAAAAATATTCGGTTCCGTTGGCGCATTTGATCTTGTCCTGGTTCTTCCCCTCCGTCACTTCCACTGGTAGTTCCAGTCGAATCTTCTTGCACACCCCACTCTCATAAACCACGTTCAGGTACATTCGCACTCCTTTACTTTGCTCTCCATCGTGAACACCGGAACTCCTGGCGTTCCATCCCACATGACAAAATAACCGTACCGACAGCCCATGACTGGCTCATCGAGCGGTCCCATACTTCCCACGATCTTTCCTCGCTCTCCATCCGGGTGACCGTCTTTCGCTTCAGAATTTTGCTTCTCGACCAGCGTCCCGTTCGGCATGGCCCCCTCTGCTTCGGCATTCGAATACACAAAGCCTGTCATTCGTGCGGTCCTGTCGGGTTCGTCCTCTGCTCGTTAGCCCACTTCATAAATTCGTCCATTTCGCATTCCGAAGGAAGCCCCCCCCGGTGTGCGTGATCCAGTCTCCCAGAAGTTCATCCAGCATCCGGTGTAAAAACACATGACGCGCCTTGTGGGATTCCAGGTCGGTGACGGTCCCATACTCAAGATTGTCTGCCATGGAACCTCCTCCACAGTTTCTTCGCCGCCTCAATGTTCTTCTTTCTCCA